CCTTACCATGATAGACCTTGTAAGAAACAATTTTAGCATCCTTGAACGGATGGGGTTCGCTGAGATTTTCTACTTCAAAGATAGACCAAATAGCACTCAATCCCAACTCCTCACGAACGGTCTCGTAGTAGTCAAATTTAGTGTCGAATTCTGTATCTGTCATTTTGAGTCCTTTAATTAACTGTCTAAGATTGTATTATACACCCAAATCCATTTAATGTCAACCTTTTTACACTAGGTCCACTTGAATTTGCTTGCCCCGGATAGTAGTTCCTAGACCGGAGGGCACTGGTTTCCCGTCAACCTTAGCAAAATAACGCATATTAGCTAACTGCAAAAGTGCGTCCCAGCATGTAGCACGGGCATTAACTGTAGCAAACATTTCGGTCATTTGCTGGACCGTCATGTACATGCCAATGTCGTTTTCAGAGCCATCGCCCTTGAAAATCACACGGAATTTTTGTGAATTTTTGAAGCCTTCAATCACTGTTTTTGTACGCATTTTTTAGTCCTGTTCTTAACTGTCTAAGTCTATATTATAGACTCAAAACCATTTATTGTCAAGTTATTTTTTGAGCAAATACATGGTTAAATCTGGTCCGTCAACTTTGACAAGTTCTCCGGGTTTGCGACTAGCTTCTATATCTCGCTGTTTCCAGTCTTGATATATAACACGAACCATCTTGGGACTGAAAGCAACAACACGGCCCAGTGTCATTGTTTTACTATAGGGTGGTATGAATACCACACTATCCCCTATATCTAATTTTCTTTTAAGAAAATCTTCCATTATGTTGCTACTTATAACTAGTCAAATAGTCCTTGCATATCAAAGTTTTGATTGCATCACTAATGCCGCATCTAGTACAATGATTTTCAGGACGATTGTCATCGCGCCTACTATTAATATGATCCAATTTCAATGCTTTTTTCCATAGCTGTTCAAATTCTTCATCAGAAAATTTGCACTTTGCAATATCTTCAGAAAGGACACGTCCTAAAATTTTACAATAAGTAACACCGTGTTCGTTTACTAAACCTAACCTTGTGCAATGTTCACAATAATCTTTCTTGTACTGTTGATTCAATGAACCGGGATTGAATCCCATACTGAAGTGTGGCTTTTTAAAAGTTGGACTATGTGCAGTCATCGCACCGATATAGTAAGACAACCCTTCATCGGGTGTAAACGTATCTTCAACATATTCAAACACCGCACTGTGCATCAATTCAGTATCAATTGCAAAAATGTGATTTGTAGAAAAATGAACCATATACTGACACAATGCAATTTTTTGAGATACTGAAATATCAAGTGAATTGATTTGGTCACGCATTTCTTCATGTGAACGCATACCACTAACAATGAAACGATTAAGTCTACCCAATGTTTGAATTTGCGAATCAACAATCTCGCCGGGATTCTTAGGGTCCGACAAGTATGCTAATGTAGTCAATCGTGGAATATTTACACCCACGATACCTGTATTGATAACTGGCAAGATAGCACTATGCAATGCATTGGTGTCATCATTAAATTCATCAATAACATCGGACAATTGGTATCCATGTTTAGTAATATAGTATGAATTCTTTAGTTTTTCAAAGTACTTGTATTCAGAAGAATTTACAGCAAACATATTTGGCTTGCCTAAGGCACGACTATATGCTTGCAAGTCATTGACCAAAGTTGCATTTTTGTTGTAACCAAAATATCCTTGACTGTTTGACAACAACGAAATACTATTTGACGCATTGATACTACCTGCTTTAACCAATGAGATCGGCATCTTGGGAAAGATTTTAATCTCTTTTGCCTTATCCCATGTGTCAGCATCTATACTGCTAATTAATTTTTCAGTTTCAGTAAGATGCTTGCTCCAAAACTCTTTGTATCCGTTGTATACATCTTCTAATGTTTCGAACCAATGCATTTTAGGAAAGCAATTCTTTTCCCTACGCTTTGGCATAACATCGGCTACCAACTCAAACTTTTGCAATCCATCAGTAGTAAGCCCTTGGTGACTTGCGCTAGGTGTCGCTGTAATGCCTAGGCATTTCCAACCGCTGGTAGCAATTTTATTCATCATGGGTACCCATGTTTGTGTAAACGAATTGCTAGGATAGCGACCTGAATCTTCCCAAATACTATTCTTTGATGCAATCTTCAATCCCACATGCACCTCATCAAAAATGACTAAACCATATGTAAACAGTTTGCATACACGATTGTGATGATTACTAAGCCATTGAATGCTAACAGAAGCGATAACTACCTCTGAGGGGTCATCACGCTTTTCAGCACGAACCCTTGACAAGGATTGCAATCTATCTGCAAGTTCTTTTTGATTGTCAATAGCAATGTATTTTTCAGATCCGTCTACGCAGACAACTTTTTTATTGCCAAAGTATGTCAAATCATCCAAAACATTTGATTTCAATTCTTCTCTTGGATTGACAACAAGTACAAGTCTTAAATTAGGATCATTGTATACTGCACCAAAAATAGTAGCATTGAATAGTGTATGTGACTTGCCTGAACCCATTGGGGCTGGCAAGATAACTGTTTTGCCCGGGGCAGTTGATAACTGATGCAATACTACATCATACAAATAGTGTAGTTGATCTGAATCTAATGTAGCCCTATCAACAATTTGTTGAATTGTTAATGGCAAATACTGTTCTTGCTCATCATAGTTTGATTGAACAGTTGCTGGACCGGGATTGTAATAAAGCATAGGTACTCCTATTTAAGTTGATAAGTCTGTTATTATACAGCAAAATTTAGAAATAGTACACAAAACAGGATAATTAATCAACTTATTGTCGTTTTTCCATCACAATATCGGCTAACCCATACGCAACAGCTTGATCCGCTGACATGAAATTGTCCCGTTCCATATCTTGGGTCAATTGTTCAAAGGTTTTTCCTGCACTATTGTGTTTGACATAGATATTTGTGAGGTTCCTTTTCATCTCAAGGATTTCTTCTACCTGGATAAGCATGTCAGTAGCTTGACCACGTGCGCCACCTGAGGGCTGATGAATCATATGCCGAGAATTTGGCAACACATAACGCTTACCCTTACTACCCGCCTGTGCAAGTAAACTTCCCATACTACATGCTTGACCCATAACGATAGTCATAACATCAGGTTTAATAAATTGCATACAGTCATAGATGGCCATACCAGCAGTTACACTACCGCCCGGACTGTTAATATAAAGACTAATAGCCTTATCCCCCTCACTTTCCAGGTAAAGTAATTGGGCAACGATAAGATTTGCCATTTGGTCGTGTACTTCGCCCTCAAGCAAAATCACACGGTCACGCAACATGCGGCTGTAGATATCGTAACTACGCTCACCTTTGCTTGTTTGTTCTAAAACGATTGGGACTAGACTCATAAGTTTCCTTTTGTTAAAATGAGATAAATATATTATCAACCACTATTATATATGAGATATCACGAATTTACAAATCTTTTGGTCGAAAAGGCCCCAACAAACCCACAATTATCACAGGTTGTGGATAAAGCAACCATTATGGCTACCTTAAAAAATGCAGGATTTGAGGTTATAGATAAGGGTAGTAAAATAACCATTTTAGTTGAGTTACCGGAAGGCGAGAAAATAGGTAACCAGCGTAATAAAGTGATGCAAAGTGCGTTAGCAGTATTACAAAAACAATTTCCCGGCGCAAGTTATACCGATGATAGAGAATTTGGTAGTATGGGAGGGATAATATTTCCAAACAGTAACAATTATGTTTTAGTTAAAGCTAAAAAAGACCAAGGTGGTGGTAGCAGTGGTAAATTAAATGAAATTAATTTAGTAGAGATGCTTGGAGGTCTTATTGAAACTTACGGGCCAATCAATGTAACATTCATAGATAAACGTGGGACAAAACTTGGAATTAAAAATTGTACTAAGGTAACAGATGATAGTACAAAAATTGCTGGTAGGAAAAAAGCAGACGTAGTATTATCAAGTTCTACTGGTTCTTTACCTATTAGTTTAAAAAAAGTAAATGCTCAACAATGGGAAAGTGCTGATAGTTTGTTTGGACCAAAAGCTAAACAAATTTTAGATAATTTACAAAAGCAAGGTGCCGTTAAATTAAACGTTGTGTCTGATCGTAAGGGAAAATACTATCAATTAACTAAAGAAATTGTTGTTGAACCTACACCGGAAGAAGCAATGAACGCTATATTTGGCAGTGATTTATTAAATAAGGGTGGAGTAGTAATTCAAACTTTTGAAGATGAAAACTTTGTAACTAAAGATAATAATGTTACTATTCAATGCCAATACGTTATCAAATCTAAAGAAGATATACCCGAAGATCATTTAATGGTATGGCTCATTAGGAATGATAGACAAAGAAGTAATCCTCTACCGGGACTGAGAACATTAGGTGTTACACTAACACGCGGTATAGGAGCAACTGGTACAAAGGATGTTATACTTGTTGACCGCAATGGTAATCTAGTTCAGAACCCAAACGTTAAACGTTAACTAATCCAATCTTTGTTCCGGTATGGTTTCCCATATAGTGCATTTGGAAGATATCTAACAACTTTTTGCTTTACTCGCTTGATTATTGGATGCTCATGGTCGTGATTAAATGCTTTTAAATACATTCTCCAACTGTTATGATTTCCACGTAGGCCTTTTTGGTTTTTATTAAGATATTCAATTACTTTGTTTCTGTCATTTTTGAATGTCCATAATAATTCACAGGCTATATTAAATCCATACGCATCAATTTCATCACTACTTCCAAGATAGGATTGTGTTTCACGTTGCTCTGTTTTTTCTGCTGTGCTTGCGTAATCGGGCAATTCTTTGAATTTTCTACGGCGATATTGTCGCATATGAATCAATTCATGCATTATCGTATGTGTAATAGTATGACATGACCTTTTAAAATTAATTGGTGTAATCTTAATTGTATCTTTTTTACTTTTGTAAACTAGGACCAATTCGATTGATTTTTGTTTTTGTTTATCTAAATCACTATAATATGCGCCTCCTACCCAAATACAATTTGTATCAACACAACTATCTCCCCATTTTTTTAACTTAATCGGGATATGTTTCTTTATGTGATTACCTATTATCCTGTGAAATTTTTCCACGGACATTTCTTTATTAGTTACTTTGGGATACAGAGACCACACATATTCGGTTAATTCATACCGATTTAGTGAAGACCAATCAAACTTAGATTTACGGATGGGCACGTTATTCTCCTGTCAACATATATTTATTCAATAAAAAATTACAGAATTATTGCCCGATAGTAAATACAATGAAGGAGAAAATTATGATCAAATTTCTAAAAAGTCTATTCGGGATTGAATCCCCAGCCCCGGTAGCAACACCCGCGCCAGTCGCAACGCCTGCACCCTACAAAGTAGAATCAACACCAGCTCCAGCTGTAGTTGCTCCTGAGCCTGTAGTTGCTCCAGTTGTAGCTGAAAAGGCTACTGCTAAAGCCAAAGCACCAGCTAAGCCAAAGACAGCAAAGCCTGCAGCAGCTAAAGCACCAGCTAAGCCAAAAGCAGAAAAAACACCTGCAAAAGCTAAAGCACCTACTGCAAAAAAGCCTAAGATTAGCATCGCAAAATAAATGACCACGATAGGGTTTGACTTAATAAGTGACCTGAATCTAGCCCCCGAGGATAGTTTCAATTGGGAAGGCAAAGCAACTAGTTTATACTGTATAATAGCAGGTAATATTAGTGATGACTTACGCACTATTAAGCAAACCCTATCGCATTTATCTAAATTCTATCAGGGTATATTCTATACGCTAGGTTCGTTAGAATATCACAACACAGATGATGTTGCAAAAAGAACGGAAGAAATTCATAAAGTCTGTAGGCCAGTTCGAAACCTAGCAATAATGCACCATCATGTGGTTGTTATTGATGGAATAGCAATTATCGGTGCAAATGGTTGGTATGGTAATACTGTTTATGATGATGCAACTGCTAGCATATTAGAAGTTCATCGCAATGAAGATATCTTATACCTTAAAAACACAATTGAACGACTACAAAAACATTTAGATGTTAAACGTATTGTAGTAGTCTCTAACTCAGTTCCCAGTATAGATTTATACTTTGGAGAACATCCCTCAACAATAGATACGCAACTTAATTTAAGTATTGCCCTACTAGCTGACACTGAAACTAAAGTATCACATTGGTTGTATGGTACATATGAAAAAATAGTTGATACCAATATTAATGATATCAACTATATTAACAATAGTTGTTTCAAAAGAAACCCCTATTGGGCTAAACGAATAGAAGTTACAGTTTAGGCCTCAGCTTCTACTTTAACTTGTAATGGGAATCCTTGACTACGTGCGTCAAGTGTAACCTCAATGCCCTTTTGCTCTGCAATTTCATAGGGCAAAACAGCAACAATTGCACTACCCTCTTCATGGATATTATGTGTAATAGATTGTGCGGTGTCTTGGTTGTAATTAAAGTAATCAATTAAACTACCTACGACAAACTCCATGCTAGTTACATTATCATTGATATAAATGATTTTGTACAATGGAGGCTCGGATAATGCAAGATTAGGCTTGATTTTAATTTTTGTTTCTGTTTTAGACATAGTAGTTTATATTGTTAGTTATAAAAGTGTGTAGTCACCGCGACTACACACATGATGCTATTATACTATTTAGTATAGGTAATAGCAATAGACTTGGGCTTTTGTTCTTCAGGTATTTCACGTTTTAAGTGAACATTAAGAATTCCCAATTCTAAATGAGCATTTTCAATCTCTACAAAGTCAGCAAGTTTGAATTCACGACGGAAATCTCTTGCGCTAATGCCCTTGTGTAGATAGTTAATGTCAGTTTCTTCTTCCTTGATTGTGTTCTTGCCTTCAATAATCAAAAAGTTTTTATCTTTTGTTACTGAAAGGTTATCAAGACCAAACCCAGCCACAGCCATACTAATCATATATTCATCGTCGGTAATCTGTACGACATTATATGGGGGATAGTTTGTGTTGGTTTGTTGTGAATGCATTCTGTGCAACTCATCAAACATAGTATCAAAACCGATACCAAATTTGTGTAGTTGTGGAATGTCAAGGGAACGAAGGGTTAATGTATTTCTAGTCATAGTTTTCTCCTTATATAAGCAAGTGACTAATTTGTAGACCCGACCATCGGCATCTACGATACGTATTTATTATACTAAAAATACGTAAAAAACTCTACTATTTAGGTTAAAATAGTTTTTTGGGAAGACTCTGGTCACGCAAGTATTTTTGCCATCTACGCTTGGCTAAACCTTTATCTACTTTACGCTGTATACTGGGTTTGACATATTGTTCCCGATCACGCAATTCCTGTAACAGATTTTGGTCTGTTATCTTCTTTTTGAATTTACGTAATGCTTTATCAACGTTTCCGTCAGTAACAATAACTCGTCTTCCTTTTATACTCATATTAGTGATTTTGGTTCTAAAACTTGCTCCCTTGTTATATTTATCTCAGTTACGTTATTTTCTCTGTACTTTTTGGTATTGAACATATGTGGCATCAAACAACGCTCAATCTCTGTGTGCAATCCACGTGCCCCGGTCTTTAGTGTCAAGCAATTATCAACAATTTGTTCCAATGCCCCATCGGTGAATTCTAGGTTAATGTTGTCAATACTCAATAGATATGTATATTGAGCAATATAGTTGTTTTTAACTTCAGTCAACACCCTTAACAATTCTTCTTTGTTCAATTCTTTGATGCTTACAGTGGTAGTAAACCTACCAATAAATTCAGGAATCATTCCATATTTGGTTAAGTCATCCGGCGTAACGTCGGTTAAATCACCTTCTACTTTCTTATCTCTAATGTCTGCTCCAAATCCAATTGTTGTACCGTTCTTACGATTACCGATCAAATCCTTCAAACCAACAAATGCACCACCTGATATGAATAGAATGTTTTTCGTATCAATTTCCATCATATCACCACCAGGATGTTTACGTCCGCCGCCAGCTGGAATACGACATACTGTACCCTCAACTAACTTAAGTAATGCTTGCTGAACTCCCTCGCCCGATACATCACGGGTAATACTTGTACTTTCACTACGACGGGCAATCTTGTCAATCTCATCAACAAACACAATACCACGTTCTGCTAATCTAGGGTCTCCACCGGCTGCATTTAATAGCATACTAATCATTGATTCAACATCATCACCTACATAACCGGCTTCTGTTAAACTTGTCGCATCAGCAACAACGAAGGGCACTTTAAGATATTTTGCTACAGTCTTAGCAAGCAACGTTTTACCACTACCAGTAGGCCCTACGATGAGTACATTGCCCTTTTGGATATCTAAGTCTTTTGGTGGATATGTGATACGTTTGTAATGATTAGCAATAGCTACGCTTAATACTGTCTTGGCACTATCTTGTCCCACAACATGAACATCTAAGTATTCTTTGATACTTGAAGGGTCGTATTTAACTTCATCTTCATGTTTAGGTTCACTTTCTACAATTGAACTATCATCTTTAATCAAATTATTACATAGATCAATACAATCACTACATATAGCAACACCTTCACTTACTATTAATTTTTTAACTTTATCTTTGTGTAATTCACAAAAGGAACAATGGTTTATTTTAGATTCGTTGGTCATATATTAATTTATCTTTTTATTATTTGTCAGTTATTTTTACCAATTGCATTGTGAATTTGGTACAACTGACACTTCTATTTTGCTTGCACGTTCAACAACATAATTATGTTCAGTGTCAACGGTAGCTTTTAATATCCCATTATCAAAATCATTACCGTATATTATTAATAGTTTTGGATCACCCATGCTATAGTATGTGTTCATGGGAATATAACACGTATGATATAACAATTCACCACTGTTATCTGAAATTTCCAATAATATTCTAGGTGCTCTATTTCCATGCATAGAATTTTTAATTCTACTCAACATAGGTATGTCATTAAACTTATATACATTTTTACTACCAAATACGTAATCTTTAGGATTTTTAGCCATAATGATTACATTGCTTGGAGCATGATTTAAAAATTGATTTAGATTAACCTTATCCTCAATCAATGACATTGCTTCATTCATTGATTCAATAAAATCATAATTCCATTTAAATGTATACGGTATATTAAAAGTAGCATTGCGATAACTATCAACTGTTAGTGTATATGGTTTTTGAGTAACTGTAAAGGCAGATTGGGGATATGTACCTAACACTATATCAATCATTTTATCTCCCTTTTGTTTTTTCTCAAGGAATGTATTTAATGCCGCGCCGGCTTTATCACCGTCTATTGTCTTGCTTGTTTTTCCTGTGTTAAGGACTTGATTAAGTAGTTTACTTTCAGAAACCAATACATCTAGAGTGATTCTAATATTAGAACCACTTTGGTTGATATCAATGATTTTGAAATCATCAACATATCCTGCACTGAACAATGATATGTTATCTTTAGACAATGTACCAGATGTAGCTTGACGCTCACTTAGCACAATTGCTCCTGCTCGTTGTTGTATAGCAGTACGGAAAGCATTTTCTTTTGCCTGTTCAATAGTAATTCCCTCGCCGATTACACGAATGTATTTCTCGGCAGAGAGAACGTTATTAACAAACAAGAAACATGCTACTAAACAAAGTAGCCGTAACATGTTTTAGTTCTGATTAGGGCTGAATTTTCTACGCAATGTTTCGGCAGCACGTTCAGTATCTTTATCCCAACGAATAGTTACTAGTACTTCCTGATTACCAACTACTTCTTCATTGATTTTAATAAAACCTTTGAGGATAGCTTGTGATGATGTACGAATTGTTTCAGTAAGTTGGTGTACTGTTTCGTTGTTGTTTTCACGTAAACTGAGTGTTGCAGCTTCTTTGTCCGACATTGATACAACAGAACCATCACTATTACCTGACTTAACTTTATCACTTGCTTTTTCAAGATTCTTGGCAATGGTAGATGTTACTCTATTGCTTGAAATATCTTTAGATATAAATTCTGCGACTTGTGAATTGGCTCGCATTTCAGCAACTGTTAATGCTGTTTTACGATTGTTTGCAGTATTGCCGAATGAAGTGGCAGTCGCAGTAGATTCAATTGCAATAACCTCACAGTCATTTTTCCAAAACTTGTACCAAGTACAATTAGTTTCAATTTTAATTTTCTCACCAGCAAATGATGTAGAAAGTTTTTGTGTTTTTACAGAACCTTCTCCCTCACTTTTAGTTGAGGCACAGCCAGTAAGTGCAATAGCAATCGCAATAGTAGCAAGTTTAAGTTTCATGGATAACTCCAGTTAGTTAATATGATAGTATTATATACTATATGGATGAAAAAGTCAATTGTTTTTGGTCAAGTATTCTTCAATTTGTTGCTTTTCGGTATCGGATAATAATTCAATATCGTACTCACCTGATTCTATCTTCTTGACCAAATACTTGATATATTCTTGGTCATAAAGATAGCTGGTTGATTGTGCCTTATTGACAACAATCCATCTGGTTCCGTCAAATTTGTAAACCTTATTTGGTAGTGCATCAACACGGACAAATGTATCACCCTTTGTAGCCAATGCAGGAAATGTTGTTCCAAAACTAGTTTTAGTTGCTCTACCCGAATCTGCTACTAATTTTAACATATCTGGACGCATACCCGTTAATACATCTTTGTGCATATGCTTACCGTCAAACATTACATAGCCGCCGTCCAATTCCGTGTAAGGAATAGTTTTAGCTTCTATAGTATCAGGCAAAATAACTTTGGGCACTTCAAATGCAGGACCAGTTTGTACCCATTCTCCGTCAACTTTGATTGCTTCAAAGTTTGGAGCAGTTTCGATTATTGGTTTAGGTGGAATATATGTTATCTCAATCGGTTCTACCCCATTTGTATTGTCTGCTACATCACATTCTTTGTTTGGGCAGAACGGGCCGATGCCAGGGGCATTAATTAGCGTTGTACCACATTTATAACAAGGCGCTAGTGTATCATCACTTGGTTCTGGCTTGTATACTTGTGGACCTACTGGTTTAATTCCGGGAGGGGTATCACTACCGGCAGGAGTAAACAAGTATGGATGATCTTTAATATCAAACTCTTTTTCTGCTACGGTTTTTTCGGGGAATAAATTTTCTTTGGAAATTAATTCACCTGTAGGTAGTTCTTCTTTTGCTCGTTCACGTAATGCTTCTAAAACTTCTTCGTTGATAGGACCATCATCAGGTTCATACGCAGGTTCATCTTCATCATCCCAATCTTTACTTTGATTAGCAGCCAATACTAACATCAATGCCAATGGGTCAAATACAATAACAAGTAAAATAATAACCCAACGCACTGCCCGTTCTAGTATGTTAGCATCAGGGTTATCACCATATAGTAATGCTGCAATATATTTTATCGGTCCAACCTCTGCCTCCACTTTTCGTACCTCGGCGGCAATAGGCGCACGTTCATTGTTAAGTCCCGCGATAGACTTCTGCGACTGTAATATTTCATTTTGAAGGCGAGTACGTTCTTTCTGCTGGGACTTTCGCATAGCCACAGCTTTTTCGGCACCCGTTTCTGTTGTTGAGCGGCCCAATACTTGGTCCACTCCCTCATCCATCTGTTTAAGTGCCTTACGGTTTGCTTCAATATTCTCTTTTTCGGTTTTGATTTTTTCATCATATATTGCTATCTTAGCTTGTACATCACCTGATGTGACGCCTTGATCCATGTGTGCTTTACTTAAAAAGCCAAATATACCCATACTTGTAATCAATGCAATAGCCATTACAGCAGGCACTAAGTAGAGTTTGATTAATAAACCGGCACGATGCCAATACTTACGCAACCATACTGTTGTTACAATCTTTGCAAGTTCAAGTGCTGAACCCATAATAATAACTGGAACTACTGCTCCAGCAAAGATAGTAGTCAAACCAATAATACTATACCATGCGGCAATAGTGCTTAATGTTAATGCTACTAATAAGGTGAGGTTGGAAAAACTGAATATTCTTTTAAGCATTTTGTATTTAGTCTACAATAGACTACCTAAATAGTCATTCAAATAACTGACCGTATATATCCATGAATTGTTCTAAATTTAGTATTAATTTTTGTGGAATACCCGGACCTTGATAAGCCAAGTAAGTAACAGACGCACCACCTCGTAGTTCATCTACTTCTCTTACTTGGATTATTTCCATCTTATTCCCATCTTCAAATGTATATGATTTACCTACTAAAGGATGTGTCATACTATGTGACCAGTAACTTGATAAATTAAATTATCCAAAAGGTTTTGATAGTCTTGCCCGTTACGTCTACGCATCCAAATCTGTTCTACTATTTCGTTACTATCATATGGACCAGCGCCAGTTTTTTTAGGTAATTCCCCACGACTTTCTAATTCTTCAATTAGATCGTCCGTTTCAAAGTCACTCAAATCAATATCTACTTCAACTTCTTTGTATACGTATGGCATGATTAATCCTTATTTCTTGTTGTGATAAACATCAAACTGTGACCATTGTCCACGCCAGTTATCATGTTCACTATCCATACCATAGTCATCAAGTTCAACATCATCATATTTCAAACGATTGACACATGAACTACCTTCAATATCCCAAGTAGTATACTTTAGTTTGCGAGGATCAAACTCTTCACCTTCAGTATCAATCGTAGTTTGAATACAACTACCCTTGCCACCCTGTGTCCATACTACAAAGTAACCTTTACCTAAGTAATGAGGATATAGTTCTTCTACTTCTTCGGTAGCATCCCAACGACTATCATTATCTCCGTGTGCTTCACTAATAAATCCATCTAAGGTGCCGTCATAAATTTCTTCACCACTTTCATCAGTGATAGTCATATGAGTATCATCTTCATCAAAGCCCCAGAATGAATGAACATCTTGGTACTCATAGTAAGCACTATCAAATCTTGCTTTCTCTGGTGTATCGTTCTCGTCATAATCATATGACTCATTCATAGCGTCAGAAAGGTCACTGTTGTGATCCTCGTGACTCCAGTATTCGTATTGTTGTTTACTGATCTTACCTACACCAATCTCACGGGTACGACCCCAGATACGAATAGTGTATTCACCGGCTGGATAGTTTGGAAGTAAATCTGCTGCTTCAGTTACCGCTTCTTTATCAAAGGGCCATTTAGCTACTTGTTCATTTACAAGTACTTCTAATTGTGCTTTCATTTCTTCATCACTCGGCGGAGTACCGACGTTTTCATCGTCATCTTCTTCCTCAGTATCTTCAGCCATCTTAGCCCACTTAGCTTTATTAGCAACATCTTTTGCAGCTTCTTCAACCCCAACTTCCGTCAATTCAGTAGCACTATCACACATTGGGCAAATCTTAATTGCCTCGTCTAATTCTTTACCTTCACTATCTTCCCAAGACCATGCAGCATCATACTGTGTTCCAGTCCATTTACACTTAGTACATTTGTGAGTAACGGGAGACACATAATCTTCATGTACTTTCCATTCTTCTACTTTGTAGGTAACTTCATAACCGCCTTTGCGGTCAGTCCACCAATCATCTTCATTGAGATAATCCCAATCAATGTCTACATTGTTGTTCCAGGCTTCATTGATAACTTCTTCAACATCTTCTTCACCTGATTCTAGTGCAGCAAGTTTTGCTTCAATTTCATCTTCATCCAATTCAGGATAAATTTCAGTTAACATGTCGGCATCAATTTCAATGCCATATCGTTTCTCTACTTGATGCCATTCACTTTTAACTACTGTTACCATGATTTACTCCAAAGAAATTTTTAATTGACCTTCGTTATAGATGTGCAAAGCACCTGCTACTTCTGGAGTAGTACATTCTACAACAACTCTGCGTTGACCGTCAAGTGTATCAAATACTGATACAACGATACCGGGCCATTTGTAACCACTAACTTTTTCTACCTTATCACCTACTGCAAGTAATGCCATTGTTATACTCCAAAATGTTTTTTTATTAAGTCAGATGCTTTATATGGTTCTGCTTTATCAGCAATTGTAGAACATTCTAGCGCAACTAACTTAGCAAATTCTTTTAATTTATTTTCTGACTCAGGATCAAGTGAAATAAAAACTCCACTGTCCGAAGTAGGATGAATCATAACCTTAGCTAACCCTACTTTGGCAGCTAGTTCTTTGATATTTGCCTTCATGTATTATATCACTTATCGTCACGGAAACGAACAAATCTGGGAAAGCGTAAACTATAAGTTCCGTCTTTGTTTTGTGTTACGGCATCACATAAGATTTCAACAGTTCGACCAATAACACTATCACTGTTATCCCAATAATCATGTCTATCAGCATCAGTAAACCCACTACCAACATTGACTGAAATATCGACCCCTTCATCGTGGCCGGAGCAAATAAGAGCTCCAAGTCGTCCTTTATGTTTCCCAGTGCCTTCTTGAACATCAACTACCTCCAAATCTACAGTAAGTGTAGGTTTCCATTTCATCCAAGATGTGGTTCGTTTACATTCGTAATACGCATCGAGGTCCTTAATCATAATGCCTTCAAAACCTTCTGCAACTTTGTTTTTGGCATATCTGTCTAATTGATTCTTACCTGCCGCAGTATCTAAATTAACTTTGATACTAGTTAGAAATTCTACGTTTGGTAATTCTTCAATGATGCCATTCATCTTGTCTAATATCTTTAGACGTTTGCTTAATGATTCCTCGTATATGCCTTTAAAAAATTCATCAATTGGGATGATATCAAAGATATGAAAAACACTATCATCTGCCTTTGCGTCTTTTTTTCTACGTGCTTGTTTCATTAATTCTTGAAAAGAATTACCAACAACCTCGCCGTCAAACACAAATCCATTCTTTAATGTACGTGCGTTTGTACCGATAATTTCTTTGAATCGACTAGAGATTTGTTTTTCAATTGTAGTAAAGTTGTCAAACTCTTTACCATTGCGACTGAAACTAATTACTGATGCCTCACCTTTGTTGTTAGGAGTGAACACCATCAATACACGAACACCATCTAGTTTAGGTTCTAAACGTTTAGTACCCTTCATTTCTGGGCGATCTTCACTGGTTGTTGCTAGTTGACAACCAAAGACTGGGATTTCGTATTCAGTGCCTTTGCATACCTTGTTAATTGTTTTGTCACTTATCCCAGCACGAAGGTCCCTAGTAATTACGGGTAAAACAAAGTTCATCCATTCTTCACTATCAAAGTTCCATGCAAGGGCTGTGATAGCATCCAGTGCTGCATTACCTGTCAATTCTCTATTGCTAAGTTTTGTTAACAACTCCTCAAACTGATCCCATGGATTACTTTTGTTAAAAACATTTTTTGAATCAGGGACTTGACGCACCCCAAATGTAACATAGGGATTGTAACAAAGTTTAGTAAATTTTAAAAAATTGATTGCGTTTGTGCTGCCTAGGACACTTGCCTCTAATGCTTGTCTTAGAACATCCTCTTTGTGTAGGCGGCTATCACTTTCGTTTAATTTTTTAATCCAACTTGCTGACATTTATAACTCCTATATATACTACTATAATACTATTTATTAGGAAGGATGTCAAGTGTTATTTTTGTGATTTACTGATTGATTTGCCCTATCTCTGCATTCTTCAATGACTTCGGGTGGTACATTTTCGTAATCAGATAGGTCAGAGCATTGATATTCTATAATTACCGAATTAGGATCATCACTATTGTTAACACATTCCGGATCAACTTTAACCCAAAGCATTAGAACAATAAATGACAACCCTGCGATAATTATATTTTTGAACATAACACTATTTATGTCTTTACTAAACTTAGTTTTTCTTCTTTTAAGATTTTGACCATTTGCTTATTGCGTTCATCTTGTTCTTTACGTTCACGCTTTTTGTCATTGTTCCGATCAATGGCCATACGGTCGTATTCTCGTGCCCATAACACACCTTGCATAAACCTGTCGGCATGTTCTAATGAGCCAGCAAATAATATAGCATCACGGCTGTAGATAGGCAATGCGTCTTTATCTTTTGGCACTAATGCCACATGCTCGCCATACATGTCATCATGCTTGTAAGCAGTAAAACGCATGCCAAGTTTATCTGCTCGTTCTTCTAACTTGCGAATTGTTTGAATTGTATTCCAGCCTGCCATATTAACCTTTCAGTGTTTCCCAAATATATTCTTTTTCCATCTTCTCTACAAACTTAGTCCTGATACCACCAACATCATCCAACCAATTAGATACATGCTCTTTGGTACCCCAACTATGTATGGGGACTATTGGATCAGTAGTTAACCATTTAACTATCTCATAGATAGCATGACGATTGGCAACATCCGCACTAGTCACAGCACCGTACAAATTGTTAGTAAGGACACTCGTAAGAAAACCACCGGGCTCATAGCCCTTAAGAAAATAACTATCTAATGCTTCTTTTGTATGGTCAGGGATAGAAATTTCCCCTAGTCGGCGGTTACCAGTCTTAAACTCTAGTCCCGGAAACAATGATAGTTTGGACATATCAAGGCTTATTCTTTAACCTGTTCTTGCACAGTAGATTTAACTTTGCTAACGCCACCGTCAAGTAGTTTAGCGACTCCGCTAAAACCCACAGTAGCGATAACGATACCGAATAGTGTTCCTAGAAAAAAGTTTCTCATAATTATTTGCTGTTAGGTTTAATCCAACCAGATACTGTATCAGTTCCGATTTTAACATCTTCACCAACACCACGAACTGTACCCGCTACTGTACTACATCCTGCAATAAAAGTCAATAGCGACATTACCAATACCAATTTTGTTTTCATACGATTACCTTTACACGATTAAGTTGAGTTGTATTATCACGGTGTGCTTTGACAGTTCCATAAATATCAAACTGCTTGCCCACTTCTAGTTGTTGTTTGTACGCAAAGAACAACACTTGGTCATCACTAGTAATACCAGTAATGTAATGTGTATTCCAAGTTTGCGAGAATACAGATTTGAGTACCTCGATAGAAGGAGACATTTTGTCACCTACACTACCGATCAATCCGCCCTTAGCGAATACTATGCGCTGGTCCACTGTTTGTCGTTTCATACCGCGCACGTAGCCTGAAGGTAAACTAGTAATTACTGCGATATCAAATCCTGTATCAATAGTTTCACGATTCGCAAGTAGCATCGCGGTGTTGTCAAAATCAGACAACTTGATACCTTTAAGGATTTTGAATGTATATGCTTGATAGAATTTGCGAACCAATTTACCTTGTTCACGATCCTCGTCGGTAATCTTACTAGTGTCGGCAAGATATTGCGTTACTAAATTGCGGTTTGTTTGCCCTGCAGGAGCATCTTCGCTAACCTTTATATAGCCCTGATTTAGTCGTTGTGCCATGCTAGCGGCTGCCCACACATCATCGGCGTTAAGATTGAGGGGAGCAGGTTTTTGAAAGCGAGACATTTTTATTCCTTAAACAGTTTCGGTATTAAGTTTAGCAACACGCATTGCCTTGAGATTTGATTCAGTAGCGCAAAGACGGACACTACATTCACGGCCGTTTTCGTGCATATATGTAACATCAATCCAGGGCACAACTTGATTAGCAGCATTAAGATTGAGACAAATATTAGAGATATAACCTGACAGGTCGCCGGCAGCACTAGTCCAAGAAATTGCATCGTTGATATTGAGATTCATAATTAACTCCGTTTGTTTACTGTCTAAGATTCTATTATATACCCGAAACCATTTAATGTCAAGCCCGGTATGTAGAGTAATTGCGGATTTTGCTTTGCTTATTAGCGTGGCTTTCGTTAAATTTAATCTCATACCCACGGTCACGCAAAGCGACCACTAGTACTGACAAATCACAGTCCTCTTCCAAAAAAGCATTAGCACCATTTTGGTAGCTGTAAGTAGAAATCTTATCAGCAATACCAAGCTGGACCAACTTAGCTTTGGGGAAACGTGCCCAAGCATGGCCGGGGTCTGCAAAAACTTTGATAGAGATTTTTTTAGCCATTTTCTAGTCCTTTAATTAACTGTCTAAGTCTATATTATATACCCAAATCCATTTAATGTCAACCTTTTTTACCCGTGAAAATGCCCCATTTTTGGGGCATTTTGGGGCTAGAATTACTTCTTAGAAGGTGTGTTTTGGTTTACAAAACCATACATCTTTTCAGCAGTTTCTAAAATCTTGTCTAGACCTGGATACTCGGGCATGTTGACCGTTCCGACCATTTGACCGGTTTTCTCGTCACGCTTTGCTGACATTTCCCAGCCAGCCCACTTGTATTGGAATTCTTGACCAACCAAGTCTTTAGCCAGCGTTAGAATATCGCTACGAATCTCGTAACCGTTTTTGTTGAATTTTACTTCAGGTAATTTTGGTGTTTCAAATTGTGACATATTAATCTCCTTGTGTTATGTCTGTGTGTTAGCTTATTTTTTTCTCAGTCTTTGCCTTGACTATTTTGTCCTCACTATGAGGATAAATTGTTTTGCTCATGCTGTCGGCAGCATAAGATAACATTTCTATTGTATTCTTTGCTAGCATTTTAGCAAAGATTGTTTGGGCATCTATAAAGTCGTTGGCAACCTTATTTAATCTCTCGTCTTTGAAAATTTGATTAGTTGCCATCCTTTTTGAGGTCTGGAACATTTCTATATAAAAATCAGGTGTAAACATAATATATCCTTAGTTAGATTGAAATTTTTCAGGGTAATTCAATCGTTCCCATTCTTCATCCGTTACAGGCCACCAGTATGTTAGTAATTCTCTAACAAAGTGTACCACCATAAGTGATATCATAAACAAAAATTGTAGGGCGAACATTTCTTCCATAATCATATCCAGCCCTTAAAATCTTCCATCATAATGCGGCGAGCGCCAGCATAATCACCGCTGCGGGCAAGATGTGTAGCTGCACGGGCGCGGCCCATTTCAGCTAAGAAGTTGTAAATTGATTTTAATACTTGCATGATTACCATCCTCTTCCCGTTTCTTGCATTTCAAATTGACGGGTGAGACGGTCTACATCACATGATGTTTGTGGTGCATGACGCATGATGTATTCTTCTAATGCAGAGCCATAAGTCTGTGGTCTGCTGAAGTTATTGATTAGGCTATTAAAATAGCTAGCTATTTGGTTTAACATGTATTCTCCGTGTAAGTGTGTTAAAGAGTTTTTATACAGAACTCTATAACTGTATTTATGCTATTGTATAGATTTCTCTATATTTTGTCAAGGCTTTTGCTCTTGCAACGGCTAACCTAACTAATACATAATCAGATAACGGGTCATCACCTAAATCTACAACTTGTTCATCAACTTTGTAAACTTTGGGACGACTATATGAACGATGACAGTCTAAATCTTCCGGACCATCATCGTCATCATCATCGTCTATTATTGTATTACTTGGTAGCTGGTGCTGCTGGCTCAGTCTTAGCTGTAGCTTTTTTGTCTTTGGCAGGTTTAGCTGGCTTACTTTTGGTCGCATCAGCCTTCTTGTCCTCCTTCTTCTTGGCTAATTTCATCTCGTCCTTAGCTGGAGCAGCAGGAGCAGAAGCGGTTACAGCGGGAGCAGCAGGGGCTGCGGGAGTCTTGGCAGGCTCAGTTGCAAAAGCAAGAGTAGTTACCAAAGTAGCGATAAGAGTAGCGATTGTTTTCATTTGAAGTTTCCTTTTAGTGTTAATGAAATTTATGCTTAACAGCATCATCTTTGAGTTTACAACGACATGTACGCCTTTCATCACAATTGGATAATCTCCAATCATAACTAGTGGGCAAATACTGTTCCTGAAACGGTTCGGTTTTATCCTTTTTCGTTTCGTAGTCATCAAGTTGATTTTTGTCTTGCATATATATATAACGCCGTAGCCCACGGTTCCGTTGACAAGACTAAATACTAAATGCGTTTACAATATATCTCTTATCAGGGAATCTACGACGGCACCAATTTTGAGGATGCTGCTACCCCAAAACAAATAACCAAATCCATGAATGCTGGGTTCAGCACTATGGTCAATGTTTGGCGTGACAATGGAATACCCTATTTGGGCGTGGATCAACCCATAACACAAGTAACCGAAAAATACTTACAAGGTCCTAGATTTTGGATCAATGCCATGAATGATGAGATGCAAACATGGATAGCAACACAACCTAGTAAGTTATATCCAAATTACTTCTGGTTCCCTACTGATACAGAAAGTACTCCTGTAACCGCAAGTAATGGAAAGATTATTACCCCGGGAACAGTTGCCATAAACAATAGTAGTGTTATATTTCTACCCGAGATACAAGATAGAGGAATGTATAGTACAGTACACCTACGTTGCTTTGGTGTATGTAGTAATTACTTGTCTTTTATTAAACGTATGCGTAATGAAGGTGAGTGGTATTAACCACCACGACCTGCTCTACGTGTAACATTTGCCCCACCGAATCCCTTAGTATTTGCTTTAGGTCCTTGACTCTTAGGAGCTTTACCTAATCCAGGATGTGCCGCTGCGTTTTTCTTTTTAGCTTCTTGTGCCATTGCTATGAATGGATTCTTGCTTTTCTTTTCTTCTGTCATTGTCGTATCCTCACTGATTCTAAATAACTTTCTATATCACCATATAGTGCTAGCATCATTGCTATTTTACTATCGTATAGTCTTATGAAAGGTTCTTTTGTTTCTCCACCTTTATTTACACTAAAGTAATATGGACATTTAATTTTCTTATTACATTCAGTTAGAAACTTATACCAATTGGTTTTCTTAACTTTAACTGGTAGATCAAAATATTCTATCTGTGCTTCTTTGAATTTTATATCGCCCTGTGGTGTTAGGCGTAGGCTATCACCTGATTTGGTGAACCACCAATCACTTATGATTGTTTCAATTGAAGTGTTGTTGCTAGGCAGTTGATCCATAACTGCTCTAGTGATAGTGTATTTTAGTTTTTTTCTATCACTCATCTGGGTACACTATAGTACCATTATTCATAAACACAACAGTGAATTTATCTGTTTTAAATTGTGTGTTTAGTTTGCGACAAAGATTACGTGCATGTCCTGGGTTACTGAAACTTGTTTTCTTGTACTTGGGAGTAGCATCTGGATCTTGATAGTGCTGTGACTTTAAGTTTATAGGTTGGCCATCATAGAATACAGCCCATATGCCACTGGCTTCTACTATTTGATCAGACTTGTATGTTACCTTATCTACAAGTTCCAATAATACTTTTGGTTGTGTTCTACTCATTAAAATTTACCTCCGACTAGTTCAACTTGAATAACTTCGGAAGTGTTCTTCTTTCCTTCAGTACTTTCATAGTGATCTACTAATAGTTTAGCTAATTCATCACGTAGTCCCCGAGCATCAGATAATGGAATAACCACATCTTTACCCTGTCTAGTTTCAATATTAGCTACTCTGTCAATAAACCGTTTGATATGAATCATTAGATATTTATCAGTTTTTTTGCCTCATCCTCAGTTTTGAACGGACCTAGATACTCATACCGCTGGATAAAGATGTATTTAGGGCAAAATGTGACAGCCGGAAAGTCACCTTGATACAGTACATACCATCCTGCAGCGTGAAAACACTTGCTTTTCTGCGTTTTAGTGAACAGATGAATTTTGCGTTTGATATCAAGTATAGAATTAAATACCTTCTTTGTAGTTGGGTATTCGTTGAAGGGTACTTCTTTTTTATTTTTATCTATCTTAATTGTTTGGAACTCTATACTAGTTTGCTTTTTAATTGCATTAGTATTTTTAAAATGTGTTTTATTGCCGTTAAGTTTTACTTCAAACCCAGACCCATCGGCAATCACATTTCCTACTTTTTCTTCACCGTTGGTAACAATCCAAAATTGATTTTTAACGACGGGTTTTGCGATTAGTGGTTTTGACATCTTCTTCCATTTCTATTAGTTTTGTAATCTTTTTAAAATTACTTTGTTTATCTACTATAACATTATATGTTACATTTTCAAAGCATATTGGTAAATCTAGATGGATACTAAACTGTGGTCCAACAGTTTCATTGATTACGGTATCATTGCCAATTGTACCAATGAATGGGATTTTATTCCAGTATCCAAAAATACGTTCACCAAATTCATATTTGGCTACATGACGATTCTCTTTAAAGTATTCAGCTTGATTCCGCATATGTGCCCCAAGTTTTATTATCATAATCCCAATGACGGGTATCGTATAAATTTAATTCAATAGTGTAGCCAAATAAACTGAACATAAATTTAACTCCAGCATGGTCACATCTTATTCTATAGTGAAAATATAATTCAACAATACTATTTGTACGATATAAACCTAATTCCCAGGCTTTGTATTTGGCAATCATTCTATGTTTAGACCAAAGAAAATTCCAACGTTCACTCCATGGATTGTTAAGTTTGAAATGTAAATCAATCATATTTTCTTTCCTGTATTTTCAATTTTAGTATTAATACAAGTACCTTCAAGTATAGTCATCTTTGGCTGACCAGCTTGATTAGCAACTTCAAGCATGTGTGTTTTTTGATTATCAATTGATAATCTGCATTGTGCTTCCGACTTATAAACATTCTGTGATTGCATAAAATTACAATTGTCATTTAGGCACATAAACAATACAGGTATAAAAATTTCAATCATTTTTCAAAATGCATTTCAAAAAGTTTATCAATACTGCGTCCAAGTGGATTATTGGCTTTGGCTACCGCAGTAGCACATTCTTTTATAATCAACTCAGCGAACTTTTCGTAATTGAAATTAAGACCAAATTCATTGTGTTCCCAACATTGGGGTTCAAGTTCTTTGATTAGTTTTCTCATACTACCTCCACTATACGATATTGACTATGAGGATAATTCTCAACTAGCCATTCAATCATCCCTTCCTCGTAAGGAAGAAATACACTATTGAATTTGTTAGTGATATATTTACGCATAATTAATCCTTTGTCAATTCGGCAACCAATAAAAAATGTTCGTAGGCTTTCTTTACAGCAGGGTTAGTCATTAACTGATCAGCTTCTGCCATCATAGCTTTCACACCTGCTTCGGCAATATCGTGTGAACTGGCACCACTCAACGTACAAAGTTCATCTCCAAACTCTTTAGCCAATTTCTTCCATGCCTTGCGTTGTCCTTCTGTTATCGGAGTTCGCACAGGTTTCAGTTCACTAGCTTTATGCATAGCACGAATTATAGCCTCTTCGGCTACTCGGCTGGCTGCAATCATAGCCGCGTAGTTAGGATCAATATTAAACCTACGACTCTGCCCACCCGGATATACCATCAAAAGGTGTGTACCTTTATGAAAACTGTCCATCCAGTCGCTATCGTATTCTGTAACAGGTACATACTTACGTCCTACTTTTTCGTAGTAAATCTTTTTCATATCATGTCCACAAACTATCACGAATTTTAATTAAACGAATCATCATTTCAGTATCTTCTTTGTCGTAGGCTGCTTCAATCTTAGTAGTAAGTTTAAGAGCCTTATCACCTGCTTTTTTACTTGCAGTATCTTTATCGGATCTACCAATCCAGTTTGTACCAAACTTGATTCGTAAACTTTCACAGTATTCACTCCAGCCACTTGCATCGTGCGGGTCTGGACGATTTGGATATACAGTAGTCCACCATGTGTAAAGTTCTTTAATTTCTTTAGCACGTAATGCTTGTCCAGTAGGCTTACCATACCCTGGGTTATCTGGATCTACTCCCATATCTTTATCAAGAGTAAGTGTCATTGCCCAGTCAAGATGATCAAGACCTGCTTGAGGGCAACGCCAAGTGCGCCAACGCCACCAGCCAGTAGCATAAAAAGGAGCATCATACTTCTTTCTATCTTCTTTACTTCCCCATGCGATGTGACTCCAGGCTTGTTCGACCTCGACAAAATCAACCAACTCATTAAATAAGCATGGAAGGAAGCGACTCCCAACATCACGCCAAGAACCAGGCTTAATATCACGGCTATGAGCGGTGAGAGCATGAGTACGAGTAACGTACCTGTTATTAATGTAATATTTGACATCGTATATTTTTCTAATAGGGTATGTTACAAAATCTTGAATGTGCCCGAGTGCTTCTTCTGCTAACCAATAACGAACCGGATTATAGCCTTTAGCATTAGTTTGCCATTCATCCCATTCTTCACTTGTACCCGCATTAAGTTTAGGAGTACCGCGCACCCAATCAGCGAAAGGGGTGCATGACCAGTAATTACTGTGTTGTGCCATTTTTAAATACTTCTGGGTTATCTTCTACTAATGCAATCAATGCGTGAGTTTGAAACTTCACCTGTTCTTCTGTCATCTTTAGATTGTATGCATGGTCTAGTATATGTAATACTTCATGCCACAATGCAATCTTTTTAGTTTGTTCAGTAAATTGATCACCAATCCAAATCTCTTGGTCATTGAATCGTGCAAGACCAATTGTGCCTTGCATTTCTTCTGATGTTTTATATTTTACTTCGTATGTTAATCCGCAAATTTTAAATTTCATTATTCTACTCCAAAATGTTTCTTAATCTTATTAGCAATAATAGCGCCCATATCATCTTCTCTATGACTAGATCCTAGAGCAAGGTCCATGCATTCGTAAGCAATCAACTCAGCAATCAGTTCTACTTTATCAATTGCTACCCACTTGCCACTAGAATCACTTCCATGTTCTTTAATTAATTCTCTTATTCTATTCATTTCAATACTCCTACATATGGGCTGTTAAGCCATTTTGCGTATGTCTCGGCATTATCTGCAATTTTTTGCAGTTCATACTTCCCACAGAATTTCATCAAGTGTATGCCCACTTGAGGAATCGTAGTTATACGAACACCTTCACGGATGTTTGTATCTACTGATAGTTTAACATCGTCGGGCTGTGCTGTCAAGTCTATAAGTACCCGATTACGTTCATACGCATCTTTGACCCGAACCTCATTACCATCATGGTCCGTCCAACGCTGCAACATCATATTGTTCCAATCAAAGCCCATTTTTTTACGATCCGCATATGCTTCAACTAATCCAGCTTTCTTTTGTGAACCTTTTTCACGTACTCCGGGAAAAGCACTAAATACGTTGTCGGTTGCGTCACCACGCATACATTTCTTAAATAACAAATATTGTGGATCCTCTAATAGTTTTGGATTCTTTAATTTATCCAATACTTGCTTACCTTTGTCGTTGAAGTATCCCTCTAGAGTAATTAGTTCTCCGCTTACACCATTGTATTGTTTTACTTTTGGAGTTATTAATTGAACATAGTCAGAATCACTACTGATAATAAAATGTTCATCATCAGGATGCAAGTGAATGAAACGTGCAATTAAGTCATCAGCCTCAGCCTTTGCATCACGTAGAACACTACAGTTTGTGCGGTCTTTAAGATAAGTTGTGAAGGCTTCATACGTTTCCCAAAACATTTTATTCTCGGCGACTTCTGCTTCTGTTTGAGATAGTGTATCTACTACACGATTCTTTTTATAAGGAGTGTAGTAGTCTTTTCGCCAGCTACGCCCCTCCAAGCAAAACACAACATGATCAATACCAAATTTTTTGACAATTTGATTAGTGCTTGCTAGTGTAAGATGAATAGCCATTCCGATCTTCTCGTCAATAGTACTAGAGCGTGAAGCAATGTGACGGGCACGGAAGAATGTATTTGCGGTGTCAATTAATGCGTATTTCATATGTATATTATATACTACTATTTAAATAATGTCAACCTTTTAGTAGATTTTTGGTGATTCTTTTTTCTTTCTTAGCAGCTACGCTTTTTGCTACATGTTCTGGTGATAACTTTTTTCCTTTACTCCAAGAAACTTGTAATCCTTTGGTTCCCTTATTCCATGCAGTCATTGGTGGTTTTAATATACCCAAATCAATTTGCTGAATAATCTCAGCAGTGGGATTGTCCCCCCAATATTTTATTTGAGTTTTAATCCTATTTACCGATACTCCAGTATCTTTACTAGCGTCTGTTAAATTTTTATACATCACTCCTCTAAACTTAAAAACACTTTTGGGTCTAATAGGTCCACAAAAAGCATTTTCTTCTTTCTCTAATTTTCGTAAAAGTTTAGTTTCAGCTATTTTTCTTTTTGTTTCTTCAGAATGAGTTTTTCCGTACATCGGGTTTGCTTTCCCGACATGTCCATGTTTACCTTTATGAGATTCTGATAACTTTCTTTTGTGTTCTTCTGATTTGGGTCTCTTGCCGGTGGCTCTAGTAGCTTCTCTAATTTTTTCTCTGCCAGCATCAGATAATATACGGTTTTTATTTCCTTCACGAATGTTAGCTAATGCTTGTTCTGAAAACAATTCAGTACCTTTTCTACCTCTTCTCTTTGAAGCAGACTTCTCTATTATTGCCGGATCTCGTTTTACACCCGTTAGTCTTTTACCAGTTGCTGCTCGTTGCAAAATACCCTGAGGTGATTCAAAAAACAGTTTTCTTTTGCGTATGCGTTCTTCTCTCCACGCTGGATCATTCCAGCATTCTTTTAATTTTTCTGCACGAGCAGCCAAACCTTCTTTACTAAGGTTTAACTTTCTACCGTAACTAGGATGATCTTTTCCTCTTATTGTTTTTAAATAGGCAACACGTTCCAATTTAACTAATTCAAATAACCTACTATTTACTTTATATCCTGGATGATTTTTTCCCGGCGTCATAATGCTCATTTGATTAAAAGCATGAACCATCTTCATATTTGCTATACCCTCAAATTGCATTTTCCAAAGTAATGCATGTGCAACGTAATGCTCTCTTGCTAAAAACTTAACTATATTTTCTTTTTTATCTGACCCACCTAAACTTTTAGGTATTATATGGTGCTTTTCAGTATAGGTGCTTTTTGGCAGATCCCTGTTTTTTGCAAAATCAACTAGTTTAGCATACCACCTTGCATATTTTTCATTTTGAGGTTTTGCCGGCCATACTATCATCAACTAACCTCTGTTCTTCCGTCACCTAGATCCTTAGCACGGACCACTCTCATGTCCGAGGCCATGGCACGGTTCTCCGGATCGGCCTGTTGTTGTTCATACAGTTCAAGTGCTACATTGCGACAGACTGTTTGGAACCAGCGATCCACAATGATTGTATCAGTATCGTCATCACGAATCTTATACCCTGCACGAATCAAGTTCAATACAAATTTGTCATTGAAATCAAGTTCAAACGCACCGCTGTTAATATCGTATGGATCAATCTCCATTTTTAAAATATTAACATAAGGTAAACCTAATTCTTCTGCCTTCTGCTTGTCTGAAACAGTAACAGGTTCTTTCTTTACTTTAGGTTTACGTGGTTTCTTTTCTTTAGTAGTCTTGGGTTCCTCTACTACTGGTTCTGGCTTCTTGCCAAATAATTTATCAAATAGTCCCATTTTTATATCTCTCAAATAATTTAAAGCTGGCAAGATTCTTTGCCTTTGATTCACACATTATATCAAAGTTATCAACAAATGTCAATGCCCAATCGTTCACAGCATCGTTCCAATAGTAGTCACTATGGGCACGTAGTTTCTGCTTACTATGTCCTTCATTAATCAACGCACCATGATCGGGTAATCGTGTTGTGGAATGTTCTCCGAGTATATCTTCGCGGCTAACACTGTAATGCATAGTAGGGCGCACGCCACGCCAACTATCAATAACCCGTTGTACAAGCGCATCATTAGGTTGAATGTATTCTCCCTCACGTATCCAATTATGGTGAATGTCCATGACCGTAGGTACGAGGTCAGATAATGATAAGCAGTCTGTAAGTCCATGTGTGTATTCCTCATTCTCTAGTGTAAGTGTGTTGCGGGCTTCGGGTGACAAACGATTGTATACATCACGAATGCCCTGTGGACCTTTACGACCACTGATGTGTACATTAACTTTGAAGTCTTGAAATGTCTTGCCATAGCCCATCCAACGAACCATGTCACAATGATATTCAAATTCTTCTATACTCTTATTTACTACTTCTTCACGGTCACTCGCTAAAACTACAAATTGGTCAGGGTGAAAGCTAAGACGAACATCATTAGCCCGTGCAGTTTCACCAATAGGTGCCATCCAATGTTCCAGTTTGTTTTGAATATCAGATTGTTGCCAGAATCCTTGCCAATCGGCGTGAGTATAAAAACTGAGCATATCACTAGTAAGACGAACCATACGTAGTTCGGGTTGTAGTGTTGCTACCTTTTTAACTAGATTGTGAGTATGCAGGATATTCTTTTTAGCAACTTCAATTACCTTTTCTTCTGCTACACTACGACTTTGACGATTAGCCCAAGCCATAGTAGTACCACCTGTGTTGAGTTCGGGGATGCTAGATATCTCACCCTTCTTGTTTATTTCACTAAATTTACAAGCAAAGCCGATGCGTTTGATAGATTGATTTGTCAAGGTAAAAGCCCAAAGTGATAAATAAGATATGTAGTGTAACATATTTACGCAATAAAGTCAACTATTTACGGACAAAAACATGAGATTTACCGAAATTATATCCGAAGCTGGTAGTCCAGCACAGCAAGCAGCAAAAGCCATTGCCATGAAGAAAGCTGGAAAGAAGCCAAAAAGTGTGGCGGAAGGCAATTATCAACATAACTATGGGCATGAATTCAAAGACTTCAAGGCAGAACTTGAAAAAAAACACGGTCAGGGTAACGTAAAAATCGTCGGCGATGGTAATGTAGCAGATGCGTATCACGTTAAAACTGGTAAGCATCTGGGATTCATTGACGGATCCCACGCAGAAGTTAATGAGCAAGGTGTGGCGGAAGGCTTGCCTGGTAGTTTAAGCCAGAGTGACTATACACCTGGACCACGCAGTATCAACTTACCATCAATGCCCACTAAAAAATTCTTCACTGATAAGAAACAGTGGATGCAAGCAGTTGATGATATCAATAGTTCAAAGTACGATGATAATTCTGAGTACACAGGGGAAACAGGTCGGTCTACAGTAACGATAGACGGACGTGAATGGGCAAGATGGAGTGACGCACAGCAAAAAGGTTACATTGATATGGGTTCAATGACAGAGGGCGAGAATTGGTCAAAGCACAATAATAAACGTGTAGGTGGGATGAGTAAGAAGTCTGTAAGTAGCTATCGCCGTAGTCATCCTGGTAGCAAAATTCAAACAGCAGTAACAACTAAACCAAGCAAACTTAAAAAAGGTAGTAAAGCTGCTGCCCGTCGTAAATCATTCTGTGCCAGAATGCGTGGAATGAAAAAACATCGTACTGGTGCAAAAACAGCACACGATCCAAATAGCAACATAAATAAAAGTCTACGTAGATGGCATTGCGAATCTATTGAAGAACTACACGAATTAGTAATGCTAGCTGAACAATTTATTAGGAACAATAAAAAATGAATTTCAAAGAACTATTAGAGGGCGCAGAGCCAAAGATGCCAGGAGCCCCTAGTGGTATATCAATTATGACACCTCAGCAATTTGTTGCTAAAGCTGGTGATTCAAAACCAGAAGAAGAATTAAAAGAATTCGCCCCATACGATCATAACGATAGTGACGATGATTTTGATGATGAAGGTGATGATGAATTAAGAAGTTTGTATGATACCAAATTTGAATTAGAAGCAGAATTGGATTATGCTGATGAGGAAGATAGAGAACATTTAGAATCAGAGTTAGAAGATGTTCATGCTAGAATACTAGAATTAAAACCAGATGCTATTCTTGAAGGACAAGAACACTTAGATAGAATTCGCAAACTATCTGGACTAGATGAAGCAACTAAACTACCAGCACAAACTCGTGATTTGGGCGGTCAAGAGTTTCAAGACTACATGAACCGGATCGTTGGTACACCTGATAAAGATAAAGCAGGCAATGTTAAAATAGATAAAAAGGGTAACGAAAAGTATGTGTCAGGTAAGACTAAGGGCGACAAATATAAGATGCCCTACATACATCGTAGCAGCGTAGTAACATACTTAAGTCCGGATGGTCAAACATATGATGAAGATGCGGTTAAGAAAACATTAGCAATTCGTCCTAAATCATTATTAAAGCAAAATGAAAAGATGAAGCATAGCAATGGTGAGTTTGAACAATTCTTCAACGTTGGGTTCGCTGCATTAGTGGGTATCGCACTAGATGAACAAACTAATAATCTAATCGTTGTTAATACTTGCCCTGGCGCTGGCTCTTGTAAAGTAGAATGCTTTGCTATGAAGGGCGGCAAGATACAATTCAAGGCAGCATGGCAAAGTGACGGACGTATATTGACATATCTATTGAATGATCCTGATGGATTCTTTAATCAATTAAGTAGTGAAATAGCTGCTGAGGCACAAGCAGCAGCCAAGGGTGATAAGAAATTCCCTAATGGCTGGCAAACAACAGTTCGTTGGCATGACGCCGGTGACTTCTTTAGTCCAGAATACTTAGACATGGCATTAAAGATGGCTGCTAAACACCCTGATGTTAAGTTCTATGCTTACACTAAGATGGCTGGAGCAGCATTAGCCAAGAAACCAGACAACTTTATTATCAATTGGAGCGAAGGTGCTAATACTGAGCAAGAGAAAAAAATAAAGGCGCAAGACCCTAAGTTAGATACAACAAAGAATAGTCGTATTGTTCCAGAGAAACTATTCTATGACTTGTTAGCTAAGGATGAGAAGGGTAACTTGAAAAAGACAGCAGACGGAGCATGGCAACCTGCTGATGAAGCCGCACTTAAAGAAATGAAACAACGTATTGCTACAGAATATGGAATCAGTGCTTCAAGTATTTTAAGTTATACTGAATATATGGCTAAGAGAAATTCAATACCAGCTGGTATGAAATACAATGTTATCGTTGCTCCGGGAGAAGGTGATGTTAGTGCTAACGATCCTGGTGTACTAAGTACACTATTGTTAAGACACTAAAATGAGAGCAAATGAGTTTATTACAGAGTCAATACTAGATGAAGCAGCTACTGCAATTGTCTATCATTATTCCGGAGTGTCTGCTGCTGTAAAAATTCTAACTACTGGGGTTTTTCAATTAAGTAGTGTCACTGGTAATAAAAGTGAAGAACAATATGCACCGCCAGGGTATCCTTACTTTCTAAGCACAACTCGTAGCAAAGTGGGAGACTATCACCGATTCACTGGTAGTAGTGCTGCTATGTTTGTAATTGATGGTAACTGGTTAAATAGGCATTATAAAACAAAAGCAGTTGATTATTGGGAACGTTCATGGCAACATAGTAACGGTACTCGCACAAGCGAAAGTGAAGATAGAGTATTTTCTAAAACTCCTGAAATTTCAATTGAAGGGGTGATTGCTGTACATGTTTTGCTCAAAGAGCAAAGCGAAAACCGTAGCCCCGAAGTTAGAACAATTTTGATTAGTGCTAAGAAGCAGGGCATATCAGCTTACTTATACAAAGATGAGAATGCATGGCGTTTACAAGATACACGCAAAGCAGTTACGCCCTCAGCAGCAGCATCAATACTTAAAGGACAGCAACCTAAAGGATATAGTCCAAGTAGACCACCAACAATGTATCTAGAACCCTGGCTAGAACTTATATATAAAAACAATAAAGCAGATTTGTCTCCTAGAGCAGAAAAATTACGATATGATTTAGTATACTATGGTAGCAGGCATCCCGATGAAGATAGTAATCTTGGTACAGACATGATTAATGCCCGTAAACCTAACTCAACTGATTACCCAACTGCGGTTAAGATTAATGATTATATGCGTAAGAATAAGTTTTCAAATACAGTAGCACTTAAAAATATGCTAGTTGATAAATGGGATAAAATCAAATCTTAAGTAGTTCTTCCAAAGAGTATAACTCTTTCATATAGGGTGACACATTATCTAATACAGATACTGCTAAGTCACCCTTTCTTCTTGGGCCTATTTTTGTAAGCAAATTAATATTAGGTATATTATTTACCTCTCTGAATATATTAATCATTTCAGCAACAGTATACCCTACACCGTGTCCCAAGCATTCTATCTGATTGCTTGGCTTCTCAATAGCACTACGTAATGCATCACAGATTTCATTCACATGAACGTAATCACGTACACAAGTTCC